CGCGGCGCGTTCAAAGTAAGGACGTTTGCGACCCAACAACGCCGCTCTTTGTTTCGCTTTGGTCTCCTCGGAAGTAACTTTTCCAAGGCGAGCTTGGCGAATCTTTTCTTTGGTCTCGGGCGTACGGATGTAATGTCCGTAAAGCCCAGCGTGGCGTTCAGCAAAATGTTCTTTGGCCGTAACGCATTCAAGATTTTCGGCTCGGTTGTCAGCTTTTTTGCCGTTAATGTGGTGAACGTGTTTGGCTGGGTCAAACGACTCCAACCAACATTGAGCCACGGCTCGGTGCATAAGTTTGTTGCTGCGGCCAAGAGACAAATACCCATCTTTTCTACTGGTGGGAATGTGTGGAAGAAGCTTTCTGAGAACTTTTCCGCAACGCGAGATAGCGTAAAGGTGGTCAAAGAATCGGTACTCGATTTCGTCTACTGTTATGCCGATCATGTTGTACCCCAAAAGGTGGCTAAGGAATCGTCATTCTAACACAACTTATCCAAAGGAAGTAAAGTGTCGAACAACATTCTCACGATTGACATGATTACGCGCAAATGTTTGGAGATACTCGAGAACAACCTCGTGTTGACCCGTAACGTTAACCGTCAGTACGATGACAGCTTTGCTGTCGAAGGTGCCAAGATCGGTTCTACCCTGCGTATTCGCCTGCCGGATCGCGCATTGGTGACTGATGGTGCCGCTCTGCAAGTGCAGGACGATAACGAGCAGTACACGACGCTGACCGTTTCAACCCAGAAGCACATTGGTGTTAACTTCACCAGTGCCGAACTGACGATGCAGTTGGATGACTTCGCAGAGCGCGTGCTTAAGCCGCGTATCTCGCAGTTGGCCTCAAGCATCGACGCTGACGTTGCCAATGCGTATAAAAACGTGTTTGCATCTGTTGGTACGCCAGGCACGACCCCATCGACCTCGCTGGTTCTGCTGCAAGCGCAACAGAAACTTAACGAAGCCGCTGCGGTTATGTCGCCACGTTATGCAACGGTTAACCCCGCTGCTAACGCTGGTCTGGTTGAAGGCATGAAGGGTCTCTTTAACCCAACCGACACCATCTCCAAGCAGTTCAAGAATGGCATGATGGGCACTGGCGTGTTGGGCTTTGACGAGATCAATATGTCTCAGTCGATCAAGCAGCACACCACCGGCAACTTCCCTATTTCGCCTATTGTTTCTTCTAGTGCGACGTTTGTTGAGGGTCAAGCGACCCTTCCAATTACGTTCACCAGCGGAACCAAGACGGTTAAGCAAGGCGACGTTTTCACCATTGCTGGCGTTTATGCTGTTAACCCGCAGACTCGTGAATCGACTGGTTCGCTCCAGCAGTTCGTTGTTACCGCTGACAACAGCGTGACTTCGGGCACTTCCATGACCTTGGCAATTTCCCCGGCGCTTTATACGTCGGCAAATGCCTTGGCTACGGTTGATTCATTCCCTGCAGCCAGCGCGGTTATTACGTTCCTTGGCTCGGCTTCAACTCAGTACCCACAAAACCTGGTCTATCACAAAGATGCGATCACGTTTGCGACCGCTGACCTGCTGCTGCCGCAGGGTGTTGATATGGCTTCGCGTGCCGTGCATAACGGTATTTCGTTGCGTGTCGTGCGTCAGTACGATATCAACAACGACCGTCTGCCTTGCCGTATTGACGTTCTGTATGGCTTTAGCACGATCCGTCCACAGATGGCTTGCCGTCTCTGGGGTTAATCTTTTAGGGGGGTTTAATACCCCCCACTATTTTTAAGGAAATATCATGGCTTTACCTAATGGCGCAGGTGGTTACCAAGTTGGTGACGGCAACCTGAATGAAGTAATCCTCGGCTATCAAGCCGCTCCTTTGTCTGTCACGGCAACTGCAACCCTGACTGCTGCTCAGGTCGCCTCTGGCGTCCTGCTGGTTGGTTCGGGTGCAACGACCGCTCAGACCTACACGCTGCCCACTGGTGCGTCTTTGGACGCTCTGGTTACCAGCGCTAAGATCAACAGCACGTTTGAACTCGTGCTGGTTAACTTGGGAACTTCGTCTGGCACGGCAGCGCTTGCTGCTAGCACTGGCGTGACCGATGGCGGCAACGCCACGGTTGCGATCAGCGCAACGTCTAGCGGCCGGTTCCTGCTGCGTCGCACCGCTGACTCGACTTGGGTTGTTTACCGCGTCTAAGTCTAGGGGGCTTCGGCCCCCGATTATTTAAGGAATTGTCATGCCTAATACGCAAGCAATTGGAGTCGCGTATTCCGATCCGGAATTCACGACTTGCTACGCTAGTCAAGAACTTGGCTACAGCGCGGGTGCTCAGGGCGCTGTGACGCAATTGACGGACAAATCAACGGCTGTTACGTTGAACAAGTCTGCCGGTCGCATCACGATGAACAACGCAGCTTTGGCTGGTAGCACCGCTGTTTCATTTACACTCAACAATTCGTTGATTTCTGCCAGTGACACAATCATTGTGTGTATTTCCAGCGTTACCACTGGAAGCACGGCTGGCGCTTATACCAGTTATGTTTCTAACATGACCACTGGTTCTGCATCAATCACGTTACGCAACTTGAGCGGTACTTCATATTCTGAAGCCGTTATTATCAACTACGCAGTTATCCACAGCGCAAGTTAAACGGGGGGGGCCAAAAGCCCCCTTTTGCCTATGATGATATATCTTCAGCATCCAGTTCACGGCAACAAAGTTGCCACGATGGAATTGGAAGCGCAATTTGATGAACAGCACGGCTGGTCGCGCTATAATCTAGACGATACGCCTGTTCAGACTGAAATAGTCAATGAATTAGTGGTTAAGCGCGGCAGACCGCGCAAAATCGAAAGGGAAGAATAATGTCCACAACTGCCGGTGACCAAATCAATCGGGCATTGCGGTTGCTTGGGGTTCTGGCAGAGGGCGAGACTCCTAGCCCATCTGTTTCGCAGGACTCGTTGACTGCGCTAAACCAGATGATTGAATCGTGGAACACCGAGCGTTTGTCGGTGTTTTCTACTATAGATCAAATTGTCAATTGGCCTGTTAATTCAATTAACGCCACGCTTGGCCCAACTGGGTCTTTGACTCGATTGAACGGCACTGCGGTGCGTCCGATCTTGGTTGATGACGCGACCTATTTCCGCGACCCGCAGACCAATGTGTCTTACGGAATTAGGCTAATCAACCAGCAGCAGTATGACGGAATTGCGGTTAAAACCGTAACCTCTACTTATCCACAGGTCATGTTTGTCAACATGACTTATCCAGATATTGACATTTATATTTACCCGAAACCGACAAGGGTTTTGGAGTTTCATTTCATTAGCGTTGAAGAATTGACGCAACCGGCTACGCTTGCAACGGCACTGACGTTCCCGCCTGGCTATCTGCGGGCGTTTGTCTACAATCTGGCTATGGAGATCGCCCCTGAGTTTGGGGTTGAGCCATCGCCGCAAGTCACGCGCATTGCCATGACCAGCAAGCGCAACATCAAGCGCATCAACAATCCAGATGACATTATGTCCATGCCGTACTCGCTGGTTGCGACGAGGCAGCGCTTTAACGTATATGCGGGTAATTACTAATGCCTACCATCACTATATCAGCACTGCCGGTTGCATCTAGCGGCGGCGGCACGGATGTGCTGCCAATTGTGCAGTCCAGCATCACCAAGCAGTTGTCTATCAACAATCTGTTTGCCAACCGCACGCTCACCAACGCATCGTTTACCAATGCAGCGCTTGGCACTCCTGCCAGCGGCACGTTAACGAACTGCACCGGGTTGTCGCTGATTGCTGGCGTTACCGGCACATTGCCGGTTGCCAATGGTGGCACCAACTTGTCAACGGCCCCGACCAATGGTCAATTGCTTATTGGCAACGGCACCGGCTACACCTTGGGCACGATCAGCGCTGGCACCAACATCACGGTGACTAACACCGCTGGCGGCATTTCAATTGCCGCAACGAGCGTTGCTGATGGGTTGGGGTATGGGCAGACTTGGCAGAATGTGTTCTCTAGCCGCGTATCTGGCACCACCTACACCAACAGCACAACCAAGCCAATTATGGTGGCAATCACCACCTATGACATCAACTCAAATACCACGTTGCTGGTGTCTGGCATTCAAGTTGGTGGGACTGGTGGGGTTAATGGGCAGAACAACCAACTAACGGCGATCGTGCCGGTTGGTGCCACTTATGTGGCTACTGGCGGTATCACGCATTGGGCTGAACTGCGGTGAAAACTCCCATTTTGGGATCAGCGTATGTGGCCCGCAGCATCAACGCTGCGGATAACCGCATGATTAACTTGTTTCCAGAAATTGTGCCAGAGGGCGGCAAAGAGCCTGCCTTTCTAAATCGAGCGCCAGGCTTGCGCCTGCTGGCTAATGTGGGACAAGGCCCAATCCGTGGGTTGTGGACATTCAACAATATTGGGTACGTTGTAAGCGGCACCCAACTGTTTAAGATTGACGCCAACTACAACAAGGCGTTGCTTGGCAACGTAAGTGGTACTGGCCCGGTTAGCATGACCGACAACGGCACGCAGTTGTTTATGGCCTGCAATGGGCCATCGTACATTTACAATTCGGTCACCACCGCATTTAGCCAGATCAATGACCCAGACTTTACCGGCGCAGGGCAGGTGGGTTATCTGGACGGCTATTTTGTCTACAACGAGCCAAACAGTCAGTTGTTGTGGGTGACTAGCCTGCTGGATGGCACGCAGATTGACCCGTTAGATTTTGCCAGCGCTGACGGCTCGCCAGACGGCGTGGTGGGCATTATTGTTGACCACCGTGAGCTTTGGGTGTTTGGCACCAAGACGGTCGAGGTTTGGTATGACGCAGCGCTTGAGGGTTTTCCCTTCCAGCGGATGCAGGGTGCCTTTAACGAGATCGGCTGCGCTGCTGCCTACTCAATTGCCAAGATGGACAATGGTTTGTTTTGGCTTGGCGCAGACGCTCGCGGGCAGGGCATTGTCTACCGCTCCACCGGCTACACCGGCCAGCGGATTAGCACCCATGCCATTGAGTACGCCATCGCCCAGTACGGCACCATCTCGGATGCAATCGGCTACACCTACCAGCAAGAAGGCCATTCCTTCTATGTGCTGACGTTTCCGAGCGGTAACGCCACTTGGGTTTACGATGTGGCTACCCAAGCCTGGCACGAGCGCGGTGCGTGGACGATGGGAACCAATTACAACCCGGCGCAGTTTACGCGGCACCGCAGCAATTGCCAGATGTTCTACAACGACGAGGTGATCGTTGGGGACTTTGAAAACGGCAACATCTATGGCTTTGACCTAGACGTTTATTCTGACAACGGCGCCGAGCAAAAATGGCTGCGCTCGTGGCGTGCGTTGCCAACTGACCAAAACAACCTCAAGCGTACCGCGCATCACACCTTGCAGCTTGATTGCGAGTCGGGTGTTGGGCTGGGCGTTTACCCGGCAGACGGGGAAAATACGCTTGTCAACCAATCTGGGTTTGAGATTACGACCGAGGATGGTCTGTCTTTAGTGACGCTGCCCTACCCTGATTGGGCTGGCTACAACCCGCAGGTTATGCTGCGCTGGTCGGATGATGCTGGGCACACTTGGTCAAACGAGCATTGGTCGCCAATGGGTAAGATCGGCAACTACTCGCAGCGAGTGTTTTGGCGGCGTTTGGGTATGACCATGAAGTTGCGCGATCGGGTTTACGAGATTTCCGGCACCGATCCTAATAAGGTTGTGATCATGGGCGCGGAACTAATACTTAGCCCGACCAATGCCTGATGAACAATCTAACCTCTATCACGCCGCCGAGGGTTCCGCTAACCGACCCCAAGACTGGTTTAAT